TGTACCGTCAATTACGACGGCGCCTTTTATCTATCGTTGTTTGCTGGTGATCCGTTCAGTTGGCCTCCCAGGCGCCAACTCGACTGTGGTCTGTACCGGTAAATGGGAAAGCGGTGGCGCTGTAGCGACGGCATCCAGTCAGACATCGGTGCATCATGGCACTGTCGGTGCGGCAATTTCGGTCGATACATCGGTCGCGTCCGGTTTATGGATCGGCATAACGGTCAGCGTTGCTCCATCGATTATTCCCTTGTGGCATATTTGGCGTTCGTTGAACTGAAGACATGGTTCTGCCTCCCGGTCCTGCGGGTCTTAAATTCTGGTTGCCGCGCGCCGAGCAGCCTTCGGCGGTTATCGATGGTGGCGGTGATCTTGCTGCGGACGCGGCGGCGATCAGCGGATCGGGCACCGTAGAGGCCACCGGCACAGGCGCTCTAGCGGCTGCCGCTTCGGTTGTCATCGGGGCCGGTTTTTCGGAAACAGTTGCGACCGGTGCCCTGACTGCGCAAGCGGCAACGGTCGCAGGGCTCGGCGTCTCGGCATCGATCGGCTCGGGCGCGCTGGCTGCACAATCGGCGAGTGTTGTCTCTGAGGGTGAGGCATTACTCCCGGCGACTGTCGGGTTTCATGGCCTGCTGGCGTTCTGGGCAGGAGGTGGCTCGGCTGCCGCTGAGCCGGTTGGCGCAGGCGCCCTTGCTGCTGTTGCGGCGACGCTGGTCGGAACCGGCATAGCAAGTTCGGGCGCGGTCGGATCACCGGCATCGCAAACCGCGACGCTTGTTGCTGCGGGACTATCAAGCTCGGGCGGCGCTGGTGTACTGGTGGCGCCGAACGCTGCCGCATCGGGTGGCGGTCCTGTTGCCTCGATCGGAACCGGCGCGCTTGCCGCAGCGAGCGCAACGGTCGGCGGTATTGGCGAGGCCGCTGTTGCTGCCACTGTTGGTTTCAATGGCCTGCTTGCGTTCTGGGTTGGCGGCGGTGCTGCCGCGGGCGCTAGGATCGGTGTGGGTGCGCTGGTTGCGGGCGCCGCAACGGTCTCGGGCGAAGGAGAGGTCACCGGCGAGATCGCGCCGCCGGTCAGTGCTGCAATTGGCGGCCATTGGCGGCCAGAGCCGCATCGGCCGCCTCCGGTCGAGGGCGTCGGCTACGGCATCCTGCCAGAGCTTGAGGGCGAGGCTCATGGCGTCGTCCTCGTTGCCGGTGCTGGCGCCGCTCTCCCCCGTATCAGCGGCGTCGGCACTGGGGCGGCTGGTGTCGTCGCCGGCCGCAGTGCGGCGACACTGGCGACAGTCAAGGCGGCGGCTACCGGCGATCGCGGGCAGGTTGGCGCGGCGCGCGCGGTGCTCAAGGCGGCGGCGGTATCAGGTGCAGGCGTTGCCGGCGCCTATGGCACTGGAGCCGGTACGATCCGGCTCAAGGGTTCGGCGGTCGGACGGTATGACGACGATGAGGCCGCGATCCTGGCCTTGCTGGCTGCATGAGGTGGGTGAATGTCAGAACCTCCGACAATACCCGCGCCGCAATACACTCTGACCGAGGCGCTGAGCGTTTGCCTGGCGATGTGCCACCGCGCGCTCACCGAGGTGCGCGCGCTGGCGCGCGTACCGGGGCCGGCGGGCGAACCCGGCCCGGAAGGCAAGCGCGGGCTGACTGGTGAGAAGGGCGATCGTGGTGAAAAGGGCGACCGTGGCGAACCGGGCAAGATCGGTCCGGTCGGCACCGATGGCAAGGACGGCGAGCGCGGCCAGAAGGGCGAAGCGGGCCGGAACGCCGCCGACCTGACGCTGCTGCAGGAATATATCGACCAACGGTTTGAGCGCGCGATCGAGGCCGCATCGGTAACGACGCCGGATGGAGGCCGCACGCTGCTCTGGTCGCTCGGCGGCAAGGTGTTTCACGTGAAAACCGCGGTCGTGCTTGATGCCGGCATCTGGAAGGATGGCACGTATAGCCATGGTGATGGCGTCACGGCCGGCGGTTCGTTCTGGATCGCGCAGACTGAAACCACGGCCAAGCCGGGCAAGTCGGACGACTGGCGCCTGGCCGTGAAGCGCGGCGCCGATGGCCGCGACTGGCGGCCGGACGAAAAGCGCGCGCCCGAGCCGGTCAGGTTCCGCTGATGTATTCGGTCTTTGAAATCCTCGAGGAGGCGACCGATAGCGCCGGTCCAGACCTGATCAGCCTCGACGACCTGAAGCTTGCGCTCGGCATCACCGGAACGACCGAGGACGCGGCGCTGCAGGCAATGATCACATTCCAATCACGCATCATTGCGGAATATTGCCACCGTCGTTTCGGGCGCGCTGATGTGCTGGAAACGTTCACGTTCGACCGCGGCGAGACGATGCCGGCGCGCATGGCGCTCACGCTGTCGCTCTATCCGGTGGTTGAGATTTTGGAGGTCTCGAGCGCAACGGACTATCAGCTCGATCCGGCGTCCGGCCGCGTCTGGGTCAATGGCTGGTGGACTGGCAGCAGCATGGCCATCACCTATTCGGGCGGCTACGACCTGCCGGAAGAGGCGCCGGCCAGGCTGCAGAAGGCGGTGATCGAGGCGGTGCGTGAGGGGCGCACGTCGGGCACGCGCGATCCGTCCATCCGCGAGGTGCAGCACGGCGATACGCGCATCAGTTATTTCACGTCGACGACGTCGTCGGCGTCACCGGGCTTTCTGTCTGCGCCGGTGATCGATCTGATCAAGCCGTACGTGCGGCTGACCGTGGCATGACGGCGCTCTGGTCGGTACCGCGCGAATGGCCCGGTGAGACGGTGTTCATCATCGGCGGCGGGCCGTCGGTGCTCGGGCAGGATCTCGAGACACTGCGCGGCCGCCGCGTGATTGCGATCAACTCGAGCGTCTATGCGGTGCCGTGGGTCGACGTGCTGTTCTTCGGTGACTGGCGCTGGTGGGACGACAACCGGGCGGCGATCACAAGCTTCGCCGGCCGCGTGGTGACGACGTCGCGCATGGTGCCGGACCGGAAGGTTTTGGTCTGTCGCAAGACAAACCCTCCGGGGCTGGCACTCGAGCGCAACGCATTGATGCAGAAATGGACCTCACTGACGGCGGCGACGAACCTGGCGGCGCATCTCGTCGGGCCTGGCGGAACGATCGTGTGGCTCGGTGCCGACGGACAGATAGCCGCCAATGGCCGCACCCATCATCACAAACCTCACCGATGGGCTCACAGGCCGGGCTGCTACGACAAGCAGCATGCCGATCTGATGACGATCGTGCCGTCGCTCAAGGCACTTGGTATCGCGGCGTATAACGCATCGCCCGGCACGGCGTGGACTGACCTCCTGCCAGCGATCGACCTACAGGAGGCGCTCGGCGAGCGTCGCGCGGCTTGAGGCCGATATTGCTCCGCGGACCCTGGGGCATGGGGGATAACGTGTACTCGCGGCCGTTCGTGCGTGCCGCCGCGTCGGAATACGACATATGGCTGGATACGCCATGGCCGGAACTGTACGAGGATCTTGATATTCGGTTTGTGCGCGGTGCGCGCAAGCTGCGCACGCAGATGGATAACATTGCGCTGCAGTCGGAGGAACGTTGGTCGCGGCCGCCAGGCTATATCCGCGAGTACCAGCTTCACTACGCCAACCTAGCGGCAAGCTCGATCATACGGTCACTGGAGCAACGCTGGTATACCCGGCTCGGCGTCGGGTTCGATCCGGCGCTGTTCGATCTGCCGGACATGGGACCATCGCTGGTCAAATCGGAGCGGCCGATCGCCGTGGTCCGGCCGGTCACGCTGCGTGCTGAATGGTGCAACCCGGCGCGCAACCCGAAGCCGGAATATGTCAACGCGCTGGCGGAAGAACTGATGGCCACCCATACCGTGGTCGCGGTTGCGTCCATTGCCGAAGGCCATGAATGGGCAGTTGGAAATCTGCCGCCAGCGCACCATCAATTTGTGCATGGTGAACTGCCAGTGCGTGAACTGATGGCGCTGGTGCGTGATGCGGACATTGTGATCGGCGGTGTCGGCTGGATCGTGCCGGCTAGCCTCGCGCTCAAGACCAAGGCGTTCATCGTGCTCGGCGGCAACGGCGGCCACAATGCACCGGAGAAGATCACTGATCCGCGTCTTGACCTCAGCCGCATTGGTTTCGCCGTACCGGAGGCATACTGCCGATGTACACATATGCCGCATGCCTGTGAAAAAACGATCGCAGACCCGCTCGGACAGTTTGCCCGTTGGGCCGCCGCTGGACGTGCAGCCGATCGACTGGACGGGTTTGCCGACGCGGTTCATGGATCACGGTAATAAGGATCTGGAGACGCTGATCGCGCTCATACGCACCGTATCGTCCCCGCGGCATGTGATCGAGTTCGGCGTCAATGTCGGCCGCACCGCAAAGGCGGTCATGGCGAACGTTCCGGGGATCGAACGCTATATTGGTATTGATGTGCCGATCGACTACGTGCCGCTGCTGGCGCTTCAACTCGACAATGCCGTACCTAATCCGGGCGAGATGGTTCTGTCCGATCCGCGCTTTCGTCTGATTGTCAGCGCGCGCGGTTCGCTCGACCTGACCGTGGATGACCTTGAGCCGTGCGATGTTGCATTTATCGATGGGGATCACGGTCGCGCAGCCGTTGAGCACGACACGATGCTGGCGCGCGCGCTGGTGCGTCCTGGCGGGATCATCATCTGGCACGATTACCAAAGTCTCGGAAACGTTGACGTGAAGGACGTGCTCGACGAGATGTGCCTGGCGGGCGCTCCCATTTATCAGGTTCTCAATAGCTGGCTTGCGTTTGAACGGAAGTCTCTCGCCGATGCATGAGACCGTGCAATTGCGCCAGGCGGTGGAGTACCCGTTGGTGGAACAGTTCTCGGCCCGTCGCCTGACCTGGTGGCCAGAGATCGGCATCGGTCATTATCCGGTCGAGGCCGGGATCGAGCCATACGATCAGGAGTATTTCGACCGGTTTGATCGCGATGCTCATACACCGCTCGGGCGCGCGCTAATGATGGCGCGCGTTGATTTCGTCGACCAGCACTATCGGGGGCCGCTGGTGGATATCGGCATCGGCTCAGGTGCTTTCATCGAGCGGCGCCAAGCGGAAGGCCAAACGACCTACGGCCACGATGTCAACCCAGCCGGCGTCCGGTGGCTCGAGGAACGCAAACTGCGTATAGACCCGTACCGTGTTGATGTTCCCGCAATGACGCTATGGGATGTGCTCGAGCATATCCCAAACTATCAGCCGCTGCTCGAGCGCGTGCGCAAATGGTTGTTTCTCTCGCTGCCGATCTTTCGCGACGCCGAGCACGTCCTGCGCTCGAAGCATTTCAGGCCGACTGAACATTGTTTTTACTTCACCCAGCCGGGACTGGTGTTCGCGATGAAACTGTGCGGCTTCGAGCTGGTGACGGAAAGCACGTTCGAGACCGAACTCGGCCGCGAGGATATCGGGACGTTTGCATTCCAGCGGGCCGCCTGATGCCCGACATCGTCGCGGACTACGGCGCGGTTGGCGATGCCGAGTGGGTCACCACCACGCTGAATATTACGGCCGGAACGACGACTCTGACCGCGTCCGACCCGGTGTGGACATCGGGTGACGTCGGCAAGAACATTGTGTTGCCGCCGCCGCCGTTCGGTTCGCCGCACTGGACCACCATCTCCGCCTTTGTCAGTCCGACGCAGATCACGCTTGCGGCCAACGCCACCAGCACGTTGACATCTTACGCCGCAATCGTCGCGTGGGGTACCGACAGCACGGCGGCGTTTCAGGCGTTCAAGGACGACTACCAGAACGACACGGTGACCCTGACTATCCCTGCCGGCACCTATCTGATCTCCAGCGGCAATTTCCTCGGGCTCTGGAACGGTATCCGCAACATCACGGTGAACGCGACGGGCGCGACGCTCTGCGGTGCGACCTTCACGATCTCGGCGTCGGCGCAGTACGAGGCGCCAGGGCATACCGCACGCACGGCGTCAGTGTCGGCCGGCGCGACCTCGGTGACGCTGCTCACGCCTGCCGAGTCGTCGCGATTTGCGGTCGGCGACTACGCCATGATGACCGGCCAGGACATGATGCACTACGGCTATCCGACCAACCATGCGCTGTTCGAGTACCTGAAGATCACTGCGATCAATGCCGGCACCGGGAAGGTCACGTTCGAGACGCCGCTGGTCTACAGCTACCTGTCGACATGGCCGGTCTACAACGCGACCGGTACCGACTACGGCGGGCCTGCCACGCTCTACGCGATGCATCCGAACTTCAATCATACTGCGGTCATCAATGGGCTGACCCTCGCGCATCATTCCCAGTGGGGCACCGGGGCGCTGAGCCTCACGTTCAACGACTGCGTGTTCGAGGGGATCGCGGGGGCGTTTCCCAGCATGGGCAAATCCATCACCTATAACAACTGCACAGGTGTCGACGCCACAATGGAGATCGACAAGCTGGTGACGGCGTTTACCATGATCGGCTGCACGTGGGGCGGGCTCAACATGCAGAGCACTGCCATCGATTTGATGACGCTGGACAACACTACGATCCTCTTTTCGCTGCTCGGCAGTGCGCGCAAGACCGTCGTACGCAACGGCTGCAGCATCGGCACGTTCTGTCCAGGGCCGTCGTTCTTCGGTTACGCGCATGAGCTGGAGGTGAGCGATAGCGTGATCTCGAGCTTTGGTTCGGAAACATATCACGAGAGCGGCGGGTCCTTCTTCAAGGGCAGCGGCGGCATCGGCATCCAGGACGAGTTCTCGATGGCCGATGGCGTCATCACAGTGCCGGCGGCGCTGCGCATGTCGGGCATAGGACAGATTGCGGTGACTGGCGCCAGGCTGTTCTTTCATGACGCGATGGTCGGCACGATCGGGTCGTTCACCATCACTGATGTGACGGACGACGCCGGCGACATCCTCGTGCATACCGACTGGGAGGGCGGGTTCCCCGCGCGCAGCTATAACCCGGCGCTCGGGCTGTGGCTGCTGCGGCACCCGGCACCGATCAGCACGTTCGACAATGTCACCGGCTGTCCCGAAGTGGTGGATCTGTCCGGCGCAACACCCGGCGAGCCGCTCTATTCCTGGTCGCGCCGAACCTATGACGGTGCCGCGGCGGCCGGGCCTTACTGGCAGATGTACGGCCGCGTGAAATACCTCAAGGTCAACGTCACAACGCCCTACACTGGCGCGACTGGGACCGTGAACGCCACGCTGAACCTGGGTAATGCGCTGATCGCGACGGATTATTCCGACACCGCATGGGCGCCGGTGATCGATCTTAAGACCACGGGCGCGCGCATCTTCGACGCGACGGCTGGCAGCTATCCGGCGAGCTGGGCCGGCGCGCAGTCGGGCGACACGCTGCCGGGCATGAGCGAGGCGCTGTGGTGCCCGGGAAACTTCCGCGTCACGATGACAGACATCAGCGGCGAAGACGCGGGCACCTGGCCGCAATTTACTGTCGAGTTCATCACCGATCAGGGACTTGCCAGCTCGAGCGAAATCCCGATCGACATCCCAGAGCAACCTGCACGGCGATCCATGATTGATTTCAGCGCGCTGCTCTATGACCCGGTTTACGCCGAGATCGGTGTGCCGGCCACACTCGTCGCTAGCGGAACGGCCGGCCAGATCGCGCTGACCGTAATCGACGACACGCGGCCGAAGACGCTGATCGCCGGATCGGCCGAGGTGCGCAGCGTCGGGCCGGGCGCGTTCGTCCGCATTCCCGAACTCGCCGAGAACGGGATCGCGCGTGAGGACTACATTGACGCGATGCTGGCGTTCAACGGCCGCACCTGGGCGGTGCGCTCCTACGAGCTGCGCGGTTCACCGAACGGCGAGGATCTTGGCGAGGTGCGGTTTCTGCTGAAGGCCGTCGGGTCGACCGGTGGTTGACGTTCGCGAGGACATCCTGGCGCGGCTGCTCGAGGTCGTGGCCACCATTCCGAACCTTCGATCCGCGCACCGCAACAACGTGGACATCACCGAGGATCAACTGCCGGCCGCGATCGTGTTCGACGGCGACGAGGAAACCGCCGACGCAAGCGACGCGACAATGCGACCACCGAGCCGGCCAACGCTGGTCACGATGACGCCCGAGATCATCATCGCGCAGCAAGTCGACGAGGTCGGGTCCGACATAACCACGCTGCGGCGCGAGCTGATCAAGCGGGTACTCACCGACACCGAGCTGAACGAGCAGATCGTCAAGACCGGACGCCACGGCAACGGGGCGATCCGCTATCTCGGATGCCAGACCGACGTTGGCTGGATGCGCTCGCTGCACGGAGCACTGCGCGCGCAGTTCGCAATCAAGTACACGCTGAAACCGGATGACCTCTAGAAAGGGAGATCACCACCATGCCTACGTCGCCTTCTGTTCAGAACTACCACATCGGCAAGGGGATAGTGTCGTTCAAGGAGGACGGCGCACCGGCATTCGTCGACCTCGGCAACGCGCCATCCTTTGTCTGGGCACCGACGATCGAGAAGCTCGAACATTTCTCGTCGCGCGAGGGTGTCAAGACCAAGGACTTCACCGCAGTGACCCAAACCGGTGCAACGATTACGCTCACGCTCGACGAGATCAACGGACCAAATCTTGCGATCTTCTCGCTCGGCGAGGTGGGCACCGATACCGATGGGAACGTCACCGTGGCGGCGTTCAAGAAGACCGAGGTTGCCGGCGAGATCAAGGTGGTCGGCACCAACGACATCGGCCAGCAGGTCGACTACATCGGCAGGATCTCGGTCGTTCCGGCCGGCGAGTTCAGCTTCATCACCGCCGAAGACGAGTTCTCGGTGCTCACGATCGAGGCCGAGGTGCAGAAGGGCGATGATGGCAACTTCGGTATATTCACCGTCCGCGACGAGAGTGCAACCGCATAGAGGATTGAGCATGGCTGACCTTCTGG